TTGTTCGGCACCTCGCGCACGACGCCGTTGAACATCAGGAAGCGATCGGTGCCCACCCAGTAGAAGATGCCGTCATACTCAATGACCGTGTTCGCGCCGAGGATCGAGCTTTGCGTGCTGATCGTGTCGAACTGGAACACGGGCGCGCCGCCGATGAAAGACGCGCGCACCAGCGAATCGGCCGACCAGAACAGGCCAGACGGTGAGTTGCCGGGACCACCGCGCAGGGCCACGCCGCGCACGATCTTCTGGGAGGCGATGTTCGCCGCGCCGGAGCCGAGGCTGGTGTAGTCCGTGGGGTCGCCCGCCACCGAGAACGCCACGTAGCCGTCGTTGCCGAAGATGAACGTGTACGGGTGCAAAACGGCGACGCCGCCGGTGGCGCTGTAGCCGGCCGGCAGGTTGGTGATCGGCTGCAGCGGCGCAGTGCCAAACAGATCGCCGAAGAAAAGCTGGCCGCCGAGGCTGTTGCAGATGCACTCGAGGTTCGGCGCGACCTGCGCCACGAGCTGCATGCCGCCAAGGCCCGGCGCGGCGATGGCGTCGAACTGCCACATGTTGTTCGGGTCAGTCGCCAGCGTTGACGGCGTGCGGTTGGTGATGACCGACGTGTTGAATCCGTTGTCGATGTAGAAGCGCTCGAGCAGGTTGGCCGAGCCGCTGTGCACGTAGGTCAGGCTGTTCTGCGTGAACTCGTGCATCGCGCGGCTGATCTCGCGCAGGTACTTGCTGATCGCGCGGTAGCCGCCGATCTTGCGCGGCAGGCCACGCTGGAAGCGCACCCACTGCCCGTCGACGTAGTTGTCGCCCTCGAACTTCGTGCCGTCGCGCTTGATGCCCGGCTGCGAGCGTATCTGGACGACGCGCGACGCCATTTAGAACGTGCCGCCGTTGACGGTGCCCGCCGGAGCGACGCCCAGCACCGTCCACGCGTCATTGGTCGTGGCGGCCGTGAACAAGCCCGTGCCAACGGCCGTGCCGCCGAGGTTGATCAGCGCCGCGCCGCCGGTCGTTGCGCCCGTGCCACCGTCGGCAACAGCGACCGGCGTGGCAATGCCGCCCGTCTCGGCGTCCACCACCTCATTGCCGTCGCAGTACAGGATGGCGCGGCTGCCGCGCGCGACCAGCACACCCGGCGACTGCGTGTTCGTCCTGACGCGCAGGGTGAACGAGCCGCCCGTCGTGTCGTTCGAGACCCAGTACTGTTGGGTCGTCTTCGGCACGACGATCTCGACGTTGCCCGTGATCGCGCCCGTGAACTCGTAGGCGATGCGGTTCAACTCGGCACCCGAGAGCGTGTAGTTGCCGCTCACGCCGCCGAGGTTGACCGACGTAAAGTCGAAGGCAAACACGGCGCTCTGGCCGAGGCCCAGCGTGTACCAACTCGTGCCGTCCGTCACCGCCGTGGCGCTGTCACCGGGCGTCAGTGTCAGGCTGGCTGCGCCGTTGATCGTGTCGAGGCCCTGCGGGGTGAGGACGAGGTTGCCGCTACCGCCGTTGCGGACGGCGACGAAATAGTCGGCGCCGACGCCCGACGCTGTCGGCAGCGTCAGCGTGCCGAGACCGCCCGTCCAGACAAACATCTTAGCGCGGTCGGAGCCGCCGGCCGTGTAGTTCGTGTTGAAGAGCGTGACGGGCGTGGACTGCGACAGCGTCGAGCCGGTCGCCGTCAGGCCGAAGCCGGCCAGCGCGGAGGCCTGCGCCTGCGCCGTGGCCGCGCCGTAGCGGAACACGCGCCACGTACCGGCGGCCGTGGTGTTGCTCGTCAGGTAGATTTGCCACTGCTCGCCCTGCGCGATGGACAGGAGCGTGCCGCCCGCGCTGTTCTTGACGGTGACGGTGGACGGCCCGAGGTTGTTGAACAGGATGGTCTGGCCGACGCCGGTCTCGTCGGCGGGCGGCAGGCTGATTGCGTATGCGCCAGTCGGCGTCACGTCGATGATGCGCGCCGCCGGCCGCAGGAGCGTGTTGCTCTCAAGCGGCCAGTCCAGCGCCGTGTCGGCCGTCAGCGAAAGCGCCAGATACGACACATCCGACGGGTAGATCGTCGTGCCACCAAATATTTGTGTATAGGTGTTGCTCATACCGCTTATGCCTCTTTCCGAACCGACGCACGGTCGAGGATCTTGGCGAGATCTTCGCCGTTCAGCATCGCGGCCGCACGATCATACATGTTCTGCCAGACGGGGATGCGCTCATCGTTCTTAAGGAAGGGCGTCGCCTCCAGCAGCGTGCCGTACAGCAAGAGCTGCGGCGCATATTCGGTCAGCCAGTTGGTCTGCACGGCGTCGTCCAGCAGCGGTGGCAGCTCGTAGTACAGCACCTCGAAGGGGTAGTCCGCGTCGGGCGTCGGCGCGAGCAGCCAGTGGCTGTAGTCGTAGTCGCTGTAGTACTCGGGCTGATCCGTGGCGGTGCGATCGGGCCAGTAGCTCAGGAGATACTCATAGGCGCGCGCGAAGACGACCTTGCGCGTGTTGTTGTTGGTGCCCGTGCCAATGTTGATGCTGACCGTGTCGCGCCAGCGGTCGGGCTTGGCGTACACGGACACGCCCGTCTGCAGCGTGCCGCTCACGACGTTGATGAAGCCTTGAATCTTCAGCTCGCGCGCGATGCGGCGCTCGGCGAGGTTGATCAGGCGCGGGATCTGCTCGAATACAACCGGGTCAGACGCATAGGTTGTGCCGCGCTCAAGGTAGCGCCGCACGTCCTGCTGGAGCGTCGTGAAGGTCATCGTCGTGGCCATCGGCGTACCCTACATCAGTTTTGGGCAGAATGCCACGGTCAGGATAGGTACTCAAACACAAGGCCGGCGATGGCCAGCACGAGGGCACCGAGCGTCATCTTGCCCTTGGAGAGGGTCGGTTTCTTGTCGGTCGGCAGCACGGTTCCGACGACACCCTTGAAGGCGGCCTTCTCGGCTTCTTTCTTGGCGGCATTGAGCACCATTTTCTTCAGGTCCATGATAATCTCCTTACTTAGATTTGCTTTCGATGACGCCAACGCGCACCTTCAAGTCGTTGATCTCGCCCGTCAGGTGCTCACGTAACTCCGCTCTGGCCCTTGCCGAAAGCGGGCTGTCCGTGGGTACACCGTCTGGCGTGATGAGGACAGGCATCGACGCTTCGATCTTGGTCAGTCGGGTCTCGAAGGTGTTCACCTGCCCCAGCAGCCACGCAATGCAGGCGATCAGGATGGGCACAGCGCCCTTCAGGATGTCGCCCCAGTTGACGTTCACGGCAGCCACCCGGCGAACTTCTTCGTCTTAGCCTTGCGGTCATCGAGGCCGTGCGTGCCGCCGTTGATGCGCTTGGTCAGCGCAAGGATGGCGGCGTCGTTGATGCCTTGGTCGCAGATCGACCAGAGCTTATTCTTGTCGAAGAACCACAGGGCGCTCTCAAAGCACAGCTCAGTCGCCACCAGATTGGGGTTCTCCATCACGTCGGGGCGGTCGATGTAGTCCGCGAACGCCTGATAGTTCGCCTTGCCCGTAAGCTGCAGCGCGCCGCGCCCACGGTACTTCCAGCCGTCGCCGGATGCCTCGACGCTGTTGCCCATGCGGCTGGCATAGACGCGGTTGGCGATCTTCTGCGGCTGACGCTCATACGCCTTGGCCAGAGCCTCGGTCGGGAAGTACTTGCCGAAGATGCCGCGCAGGCCCTTCGCGCCGTAGTTCAGGTTCTCGCTGAAGGCAGTGAAATTGCCGCTCTCATGCGCCGTCTGGGCAAAGAAGTGCGCCGCGCGGTTTTTGTTCAGCTTGTAGTAGGCGGCAGCGGCCTTGAACGTGCCCGGTCCGAACGCACCGTCAGCGGTGACGCCGATCTTCTGCTGGAGGGTTACGAGGCTCATTTCTTATTCCATAGCTCGAACAGCGCCTTGACCTTCTCCTCAACGACGGCGAGGCGAACGTCCATCTTGGCAAGGATAATCACCAGCGAAATGAACGCAAGAACGAGCGGCCAAAGCTGTCCGATCAGTTCAATGGTGGAAAGGTCGCCAGTCATTACGCCCTCGGGTTGCGCCAGTCTGGGAAGTCGTCCTCGTCGACCACGCCGTCGCCGTTGGCGTCGTAGCGCAGGTCGTTGCGGTACTTCTCCCACGGGGCCATGTCATCGTCATCTTCAGTCGCAGGGGTCGGTTCCGGTGTCGCAGCCATAGGCGCAGGCTCAGGCTCAGGTGCTGGCAGCGGCTCAGGCTCGACCGGAGTGGGCTCTTCGGGCTTCGCGTCACGCGCATTGGCGTTGAGGCTCAGGCCACCCAGAAGGCCAACGAACGCACCGATGACCATGTTGAACGCGGGGCCGACGATCTCGAAGACCTTGTCGCTGTCCACCACGTCATTAGACGCGAACAGGCCGACGACCAGTGCGGCCACGACGACCAGCACGACGCAGGCCAGTGTGATTACCGCCACGCGGATCGTGAACTCGACCGTGTCCTCGATGCCCTCGCGGCTGCTTTCAAAGCGATCCCAGAAGCTCATGA